CATCATTTTTATTACATCGTTCACCATTGATAAATAATAAAACTAAAAAAACAATCGTATCATTTAACTTTTCTTTCTTATAATGGACACAGTACATCACTTATTTCCAACACCAGTTTTTGAAAAACATATGGACAGAGAGTTCACAAAAGAGGAAGTAAGTTTTATTAAAAAAGTAGAATGTTACACAAACATTAGTAACTCTATTAGTAAAGATGTTTACATATTAGATAATAAAAAATTTAAGAACATTAAAAAATTTGTACAAAAGTGCTGTAATGAGTATGTTGAAAAAATATTATCCCCTAAAAATAAAATGAAAATATACATAACACAATCGTGGTTGAATTTTACACAACAAGACGAAGCCCATCATGCGCATGAACATCAAAACTCTCTTATATCTGGTGTGCTGTACATACACGTTAATGAAGATCTAGACACAATAGAATTTTTTAAAAGAGACTATGAATTTTTTAGAATAGAAAAAGCAACATTTAATAAATTTAATTCTACTAGCTGGGGGCTCCCAGTAAAAAATGGACAATTAATGTTGTTTCCCTCATCAACAATACATGGAGTCAATACTAAAAAACATAATGATGTAAGATGTAGTTTAGCTTTTAATACTTTTATAAAAGGAGATTTTGGAGATGATAAAGCTCTTACGAGGTTAGTAATATGAAAGTAATAGATAATTTATTAGAAGAGACGCAAGTATTAGAAATAGAACAAGAATTAATGAAAGATACTTTTCCATGGTTCTATCAAAACCATGTGACTCACAAAGATATCGACAATTATTATTTCACACACATGTTTTATCGTGACGGAGTACAGAGTTCATATTTTAATTTAACCATACCAATATTAAAAAAAATAAAATTTAAAAAATTAATAAGAGTAAAAGGTAATTTGTACCCGAATATAAATAAAGTTGTACAACATCCAAAACATGTAGATTTTAATTATACCACAAAAGGAGCTTTGTTTTATTTAAATACAAATAATGGCCCAACTAATGTTGGTAATAAGAAGATAGAATCAATTCGCAATAGACTGTTGTTGTTCAATGCTTCACAAGAACATAACTCAATAACTTGCACTGATGCGAAGATAAGATTAAATATAAATATAAATTACCTATGATAAATATTGTTGATAACTGGTTAGAAAAAGATTTAAGTGATTTTGCAGAACATAGTTTTTTGCATGTCTACCCACATCACTTTGATCACACCCCTACTGATAAAGATGATAAGACGTTTTATAATTGTGAATTAAATGATAGTGACATGTTAGTAAAATTATTATTTTACAAAGCACAGAAAACAATTAATAAAAAATTAAATCTTGTAAGAACACATTTTAATATTCAACACCCAGGCATGGATGGTGGTTGGCATGTAGATAATTCAAAGATAAGTTTTGTTTATATGGTAACTCAAACTTTAAATAAAAAAGAAGGGGCTTTTCAAGCAAAGATAAATAATAAAATTAAAACAATTGACTTCGTAAAGAATAGATTATTATTTTTTGATTCTAATATTTTACACAGAGGTAACGCACCTCTTCTTAATAAAAAGAGAAATATTAATGCTAGAATAACTTTTACATTAAAAGCAAATTATGATTAAAGTTTTTGATAACGTTATAGATAAATCAGAAACAAAATTTTTATCTGATACTTTTTTAAGCAACACAACGCCGTATTATTTAAACAAAGGTCAAACAGATGAGGATATTAGATTTCATTTTACACATGTTCTACAGGATAGAGACACACAACAAATAATGTCAAAGTATTATTATGATATTATAAAAATAATAGATAACATTTGTAAAAAAACAAAAACAAAATTAAATAAAACATTAAGGGCCTGTGTAAACTTAACGTTTCCTTACACACCTTCACAAGGTGCAATTCATCTAGATCACCCTTTTGACCACAAACAATTTATTATTTATCTAACAAACGGAGGAGCTACACTTTTTTTTAATAAAAAAGATAAACTAATAAAAAAAATAGACTCTAAAAAATTTAGAGTGTTGTTATTTGATAAACAAAGACACGCGGTGTTGCACTCTAAAAAAGGGGTTAGAGTAATAATAGTTGTAACGTTTGTATGATTAATAAAATAAAAAATATATTGCCTCCAGAGATTAACAAACACATTATTACTAAACTTTGTAATCAACCTAATTGGTGTTTTCCACATGATGCACAAGATCAAACTCGAGAAGAATTTTTTAATAACTTTGTTACTAANAATGTATCTAACTCTGGGTTTTCTTTAGTTACATACGATCAACTTAACAACATTAGAATAGAAACTGATTTAAATCTTTATGCAGAAATAATCTTTTATAAAATAAAACAAGAATTAAAATTAAACTTACATACTATTTCTAGAGTTTATTGGAATTATTATGACACCACATCTATTGCAAACTACCATGTAGATAGAAAAGAATCTGGGTATAAATCTATTATTTACAACATACACACAAACGACGGGGGAACACACATAATAGATAAGTTTTTTAAATCAAATGAAGGCGAGGCTATTGTTTTTGATAGTAATATAAAACACAAAGGAGTAGCCCCATCTAATTATAAAAACAGATTTAACTTGAACATTATTTGTTCTTGTGCTAATTAAAAGTTATGGATCACGAAGCTTTAGAAAGAGTAGACAGATTGAAACATAAAAATCAATTAGTAAATGAATTGAAGGAATTAAGAAAACAACACGAGTCACTTAAAATAGTTCTACAAGGAGAAAAAGAAATGAACTTACATTATAAAGATGTTGTTGAAGTTAAAGATAGAGCCATCGATAAAATGTCACAATTAAACAATGAGTTTTTAATAGAGGTAGGAAAACTAAGAGCTACTATTAAAAAAATATCAAGTGAGTAGTCCTTCTTTTATAGAAACATATTCTGTCGATAAAAAACTATGTGATGATTTAATTCAATTTCATAAAGAAAATAAATTGTATAAATCAGAAGGACATGTTGGAACAGGGGAAAAAACTGTATATGATTATTCTAAAAAAGAATCTACAGATGTTACATTTCATAATGATACTAATCACNAAACTATTCATGAATTTTTTAAACAATTAAGTAGTTATGCTCAAATATATGTAAATAAATTTTCTATTACAAATGATATAAAAACATCAAATACAAACCTTATCTCTATGTTTCCACCGTTAGGTGGTTTTAAATTTGCTCATTATGAAAGAGGAAGTGTCTCAACTTCACGAAGACAATTAGTATATATGCTATATTTAAATACGGTAACAGATGGGGGTGGCACAGAATTTATTCATCAAAAGATAATTACAAAAGCAGAAAAAGGAAAATTAGTAATATGGCCTTCAGATTTTACTCATCTTCACAGGGGTATTGTATCTCCCACAGAAATAAAGTATATAGCTACAGGATGGCTTGAGATAAAATTATAAGCCTATACTTAGAATAAAACTTAATATATAGTGGGATACTATGCTACAAAAAATAGGATTTCAACCAGGTATTAATAAACAAATCACAGAAACCGGAGCAGAAGGACAATGGACTGATTGTGATAATGTAAGATTTAGATATGGTATACCTGAAAAAATAGGCGGCTGGAATCAATTAGGAGCACTTAATTCTAATGAATTAACAGGTGCTGGTCGAGGTTTACATCATTTTGTAAATACAGCAGGTAGAAGATATGCGATTATTGGCACTAACAGGATACTGTACGCTTTCTCTGGTAACGTATTTTATGATATACACCCTATTAAAACAACGACAACGCTTACTAGTGCATTTAGCACGACCAACGGATCACCAACAGTAACAATAACTTTTTCAACATCTCACGGTATATCTCCTAACGACATAATTTTATTAGATAACTTTACATCAATAACAGGATCTAATTTTAGCTCCTCTGATTTTGATGATAAAAAATTCATGGTTACATCAATTCCTAGTGCCACAACGTTAACTATTACAATGCCCTCTAATGAATCAGGATCTGGAGCAACAACATCAGGCGGTATAAGAGTACAACATTATTACCCTGTAGGAACAGCTGTTCAAGAAAAAGGTTTTGGTTGGGGTTTAGGTACATATGGTGGTGAAGATACAGGAGCTGTTACGACCACTTTAAACGGGGCTATCAACGCTTCTACAACTACAATAGTATTAACAAACGCAGCTCAGTTTCCATCNACAGGAACTAGCTTTGTTTTAATTGGAACAGAGATGATACAATATACCGGTATAAGCGGCAACACTTTAACGGGTGTAACAAGAGGTGCTCGAGGCACTACAGCTGCATCTCACAGCGACGGAGTTACGGTTACTAATGGTACAGACTATGCTGCATGGAATGAACAGACAGCAGAAGGTTTGGCTTTAGATCCAGGTATGTGGTCACTTGATAATTTTGGTGACAAAGCTATTTGTCTAATACATGACAGTGCTGTTTTTTCTTGGGACTCTTCTTTATCTAACGCAACTACAACACGAGCATCAATTATATCNGGTGCACCAACTGCATCAAGACANATGGTGGTATCTACACCGGATCGTCACTTAGTNTTCTANGGAACAGAAACAACTATTGGTGATCCAACAACTCAAGATGATATGTTTATTAGATTCTCGGATCAAGAAGATATAAATACGTATGCACCTACTGCAACTAATACAGCTGGTACACAAAGACTGGCTGATGGATCACAAATTAG